TCCCAGAACTACCCCAAGCTGGGCCGTTAATTAGATTACCATCAAACGCCCCCAGCCCCCCAAGCGAAAATGCCGTAGTGCCGCCCCCTACATTCTGTGAACTCCTCAAAGGCCAACATACCATGCTGTTCCACAAGCCGAGCGATTTGATGCCCTTTACAAAGTTGTTAATTAACTGCCGTGAGTTTTGAGTCGTCGTGACAATCGGGCCGATGTTGGGAGTGAGGACGGTTCCGTTGTTCGTCAGGGTGTTCGTTCCGTGAGAATCAGCGGTGACGCTGTTCTGGTTGAGTGCCCACCAAGAGATCAGGTTCGTCCGAAGTCCGCTGTCGAGCGATGCGTAGGTGCGTCCTGCGCCGTTGTTCCAGAGGGCCGTGACTTCTGATGCGGTGAGGGCGCGTTTCCAGAGGCCAAATGCAGCCACTCTGCCGTTGAGGTATTGTGAATTATTCGCCCCAGCTAAACCGATGGATAAAGGGTTTGCGGTGTTTTGAATTGCCGCAGGCATGGCAACTGGAGTCCCTGCAACTCCATTCCCATACATGGTCAGATTCGTTCCGTCGAAAACTATGGTCAAATGATTCCACGCCCCCAATACAACCGATGGCCCAGTTAAGACAGAATAGCTCCCTGAAGTGCTCCAAAGGAATTGTGTCGTTGTCGTGTTAGCATTTATGCGGAACCCGTAGTCCAAAGGTAAAAGGTTAAGCACCGCCTTTCCAAACACATAGGCGTTTGCTGTGTTCAACGCCGAAACAAAATACCAGCAGGAGAGTGTGAAGTTTGTTCCCGAAAGGTTAATTGATGCGTTGTCAGCAACACTCAAAAACTGATTCGTCCCATTAAAACTAGCCGCATTGTCGTAAGCCGTCGGCGTCTGGGTGCCGCTCGCAATCCCTGCGCGCGCAAAGTAGGCCAGGGCGTCGCTATCATACGCGCCTCCCGAAACCCTGCCTATCTCTGTGCCAAGACCCAGTTGCGGCATAGCTAGTTAAGCGGAGTAGGCAATGACGCGACCAGAGGTCAACTGAAGCGCCGTGAACTGACCATAGATGACCGTTCCCGCAGGAAAGGTCGTTGTGGTCAGGGGTGTTCCAGAAAAGCCAGTCAGGTTGCCGGTGATGCTCGCGAAAACGGCATCTTGGACAACTTGAATGGCGTAGAAGATCCCTGTTGTCGCGGTTGTGTTGGTGACGAGGGTTGCCCCGGCTGCACCAGAGTCAAAAGGGTTGCGGGCGAAGAGTGCCATAGTATTAGTTGTTAGGGGTTAGGCGGGGATGGATGGGTCAGAGTCGAGTTGGTCAACGTCCACGTTGCCGATGTAGGTGAGGTTTCCGTTGGCTCCCGTGGCGGTGGTCGGGAACGTGAATACATTAGGTGTTATAAACGTCACAGACGGCCACCTGATCGGGAAGTTGCCCGAAAGAATACCGGGGTCGGTCGCGGAAAGGACTTCAATCTCGCGGCCCGTTGTGAGTCCATGAGCCGTTGATGTCACGGTGACGGTTGTCGAACTGCGGGTGTAGGTTGCGGAGATAGGACGGGCGCGATCTGGGAGAGTCTCCAGGGAGAGGTTGTTGGTGCTTTGGGTGCGGACGGCAGGGATGGGCATGGTGGTTTAGGGGTTGAGGGCGGAGGGAAGGAAGGCTTTCAGTTCGTCGAGAGAGTCAGGGAGAGGGAGCTTGGTGACATCGCGAAGCTCTTGTTTGCGGACGGCAATGGCTGCGGCGTCAACTTCGTCCGCGACTTCCAGCGCCCTCATGTAATCCACATCCAGCGCCTCTAGCAGAGGCTTGCGAGCAGCGCGGAACTGGTCGAGGCGGATCGCCTTGGCCTTGTCCATATTGAGGACTGCGCCTGCGTCGGCGTCGAACTCGTAGGCGTCCAGAAAATCAGGGTCGAGGTCGAAGGTCTCCGAGACTACAAACGGTGTGCCTTCTGGGAGGGGCGCGACTGCTGTCTCAACGGAGACGCCTTCGGCGAGCCACATGATGGCGAGTTTATCGTCAGCTTGGGGGTAGAAGATTGGCATACTAGTTGGCGAAAACGGCAAGCATGAATCGGGCGTCGACGGCGGAGGGAGCGCTATTGTAAATCCTCACTTGAATGGTGGTCGGGAGTGATGACGTAACGAACGCATTGGCATAGAAAGCGCCGGCATTTATATCCGGGGTGACAACAGCCACCGCAGAATCGGTGTAGTTTATTGGAAGTTGCACCGTGTAGGCGCCTAGGCCGGTTCTGGTGATCGTGTCGATCCCATAACTGCCAGCTACGAGTCCCCCTGTTGAAGCACCCTTTCCCCATGCCTTCGCAATCTGCCTCTGCTCGTTGGTGCCGAGCTTTGATGCGGTAATTGCTCCATTGGATACCGTGGCGGCAATGGTGGAGTTAGCCGACCCGTCGAAAGAGGCCGTGCCGGTGACATCCCCAGAGAGGCCGATGGTTCTTGACGTGGCGAGTCTAGTGGAAGTCGAGGCATTGCCCGTAACGGCTCCCGTTACAGGGCCAACAAATGAGGTTGCAGTCAGGGTTCCGCCTGCATTCCAAGTCGGCGCACCCGTAGAAAGTTTGTCGGGGGCGATGCTACCCGCCAGCATCGTGTTGGTGATCGCACCGGCTGCGATACCACCCGCAGACTGCGGAACCCATGCAGGGGTAGCGCCGGCAGACGAGGCTTGAAGGACGTAGGGGGCCGATCCAGATGCGGTTGCTGTAGGTGGTAGGCTGCTTGCCGTCGCCTCCTGCACGAGCATGGTGAGCTTATCCAATGCCCTTTCATGGGTCGTAGCAGGGAAACGATCCCCGGTAGTGTAGGAGGTCAACTGCGTCTTGGCGGTATTGCGAGTGATGATGACCTGGGAGGTCGCAGGGACAGCGGCAGTCGTGACGATGCTGCCCGTCGAGCCTGACCCTCCCGTGACCGTGTATCCCGTGCCATTGACCAGAGTCGTAGGCACCCCTGCCGTGCTGACTACCACCAGTAAATCCGTCGAATCAAAGAACTGAAACGGCACAGTATATGCCGCACTTGTGGAGGCATTTCCTGTGTAGGTAACAGAAGAAACGGTGGTCGAAACGGACATTTCCGCTACTACTAACCTTCAATGTTAGTCGTGGCAAGGGAAATGTTTAGTCGCCGGTAACTGCTTTCTTTGCGTTCTTACTAACTCCGAAGGCATCGTTGGCTAGATGGGACAGGGAAGCGGCGGCCGCAATGCTCTCGTTGAACAACCCCCCCACGCTCAAGATCCCGTCGATATCCTTGAAGGTCATCTCCCAATCGGCGTCTCCCTCGACATATTTCGGGATGTGCTTCATGGCCCGGATGAACCCGCCAAAGTTAATCAGGGAGCCGGTCTGGTGGTACTGGTTCACGGCATCATAGAATCCCGTGCTGATGGCGTCACCAAGGACGGGGATGCCCCTAACTTGGATGGAGTCAACCATCGTGGAGGCCAGCATCCGCTTCAGCCCCCAATGCTTCTCGTCAAACCACTCGTCATCGTCGTCGTCCCTCGCGTCACTCCATGCGTTGCGGATGATGTTGCCAAGGAGGGAGTTGAGGACAACCAAGGAAACCAATGTCCTCCCGATACGGGCGGCGTCTTTGGATGCCATTGCATAGGCGGCAAGCCCCAGGTTCTTGCGTGACTCGGATGCAAAGGCCCAGAAGTTGCGGATAAGCCCCGTGGAGGTGTTTTCAATGACCGACCTTGCGCCCATGCGGGTAGGTTGGGCGAGCTTGTCCACGGCCCTTTCTGCGACACCCTTGGCGTATGCTTCGGGGGAGGGGATGCCCATCTGCTTCGCCTGCTTGAGGTGGTAGTCGTAGGTGATGGCATAGGTGCCTGCCGTGAAGAGGGCGTCTGCCCCGGAGATGAGGCGACCTAGCTTCTCGACGGCAGACTTGACCACATTCGGGCGATCCGACTTCAGCCCCTCGACTGCCTGCCTGACAATGGGGGGCATCTCGTTAAGCCTGCGTTGGATATAGTCAGACTCAAATGCCGCCTTCCACCCCAGATTGCCAGAGAGGAGCTTGCTCATCCGTAGGATGTAGGCGCCGGTGGGCATCTCTGCGAGTGCCGCCCCTAGCTGCGTGGACTGAATGATGATGGTGCCAATCCTGCCGACAAGGGCGACCCGTGCCGCCCTGCCTCCAGCTTCCGAAATATCCTTGGAGAGTCCAAGTTGTGCCTCTGCGCTACGGACTCCACCCTGCGAGAAGAGGTCTGTCCAGGTGTTAAGGACTGCCTTGGCCTCCTTTCCTCCCTTGGCCTCGATAGCATTCTGGACATCTCGGTTGCGGAGGATGCCGTTGGCCTCTGCCATGAAGGGGGCGTAAGCCTTCCAATGCTCCATCTGCTTCGTATGGGCAATGTAGGTCTGGAGGGCGTCTTGGAACTTCGGCTCGGCAATCGCCTGACCACGGGATCGAAGCGCACCGGGAGAGGTTCCCCTTGCCGCCATGACGCCTCCCGTTACAGGGTCGATAGCAGTTCCAGCGGGGGCATTCACGGGGGCAACCGTGACAGGGGAGTAGTTCGCTATCTTGGGGAGGTTGATCCCGTTCAGCGCCTTGTAGACCTTGTTGATGGAGTCGTATTCGGTGTCGTACTTCTTGAGGAGGAAGTCGCGGAGTGCCTTCGCCTCCTTGGAGAGATTGGCTTCCAGAAGGTCAACGAACTCCTGCGTGTAGTTCCATGCGGAGATCGGCTTCCCTCCATCGTCGAGCTTGCCGATCATGTGCCGCTTCCCATCCTCCTGCATCCAGAGCATCGTTGCGGCGACTGCCTCCATCTCGGAGAACTCAAGTCCACTCCAGCGTGTCCCCTCAAACGGCTTGAGAGACTTCTGTGCCATCTTCCAGCGGAGTTGTTCACCCTTGAGCTTGTCCTTGCCGGCAAGCCCCGCAAAGAACTTGGAAATCTCGTCCATCTTGGACTGCGTGGCATCTTCCTTCTGGGAGTTGGCGTTGCGCTCACCATTGGCTAGGCGGGTCGCAATATCGGATTTCTCACCAAAGAGGACAGAGACGAACTGATCGAAAGAGATGAGGTTGAAGTAACCCTTCTTAAACTTGCCCTTCCATCCGTTCTCCTTCTTGTCGGCCTCCTGACGCTCGGACAGGACACCCTCCTTGCCGGTCGCGGCGATGGCTTCCATGCGGTCGGCTTCCCTCTGCTCCTTCTCCTGCGTCTTCTTGAGGATGAAGTTGTAGTAACCCTTGGCCCAAGTCTCCTTGAGCGTAGCGATGGCATGGGCCTTGGCGTTGGAATCCTTGTTCCTCCACCCCCCGACTAGACCGA